ATGGCAACAAATAATGCTCTTAATGTACAAGGACCTACACCAGCATTTAGGGTTACTTTAAGCGCAGATCAATTAAATACAACGGGTAACGATACAGTATATACAGTTCCATTTGACACAGTTTCCTATGATTTAACATCTTCATTTAATACAACAACTCATGAGTTTACTGCACCTCTTGCAGGTATATATTTTTTTGATTTTTGTGTACAGATAGGCAACTTTGATGCAGCGCATACTGCTGGGTATGGTTACTTTATGGTAAATTCGAATACTTATTGGGTATGGGGCGGAAATCCATATGGTTCGATGACTTCAACAGGAACGATAAACTGTCCATTTTTGATTTATTTATCTGCATCTGACACCATAAAACCACAAATAAATATAGAAGGAGGTACCAAAGTTATTACAGTATTATCTGATGTGCTTAATACAAGTTTCAGTGGTACATATATTCCAACAGTGTAGGAGCTATTATGGCGACAAATAATGCTCTTAATATTAAAGGCTCTATACCAGCATTTCGAGCTAAAGCAGCTATAGCCTACGCAAGTGTTACAGGCGATGGAACTGTATATACTGTTAAGCTGGATACAGTGGTATATGATACGACATCATCATTTAATACTACGACTTATGAATATACAGTCCCTATGGACGGTAGATATTTATTTGTACTTACATGTTCGCATAGCATGCAATTTGTTGAATATACGAATGCATATCATTATATAACGGTCAACTCTGATAAATATACGGTATGGCAAGGATATAATTTTACAGGCCCATATCATGGCCTAACAAGAAGCTCTACGCTTACAATTAACTTAAATGAATCAGATATTGTTAAAGTAGAAGTTGCAGTATCAGGAGGCAGCAAACATGTGACAGTTGGCGGAAATCCATATATAGAAGATATGTGTTTAAGCGGTGTATATTTAGCTGCTGTTTAATAATAACCCCCCAGAGGAATTCGTCGGAACTCTGAGGGGAAAATATTTAACTCTCTACAGGAGAGTATCTTTAGTATACCTATACGAATAACAAACCTCCAGCGTAGTGCATGAACTATCTGGAGGTTTATTCAGTTGTGTCTTGGTAAGCAGTTAGCCAACCAAAACAGTATAAGACTACTAGACACAGTTGTTTTTAGCAATTGTGGAAGTATATAACCTAAGTCTTTTATGAGTTTTTCAATATTCTCAGTAGTTTATCTTTAGAAAGATCTTTATCATTGTATAGCTTTAATAGTTCTTTAACAAACTCTTCATTATCAAACATATGTTTGAAAGTATGAGCGAGTACAGATTCTACAGTTTCCCATTGATATTCATCTGTATTTTGAGAGACCTGTACGTAGAAAAGTTCTTTAGTATCTATGACTTTGCAGAGTGTCCCATACGGAGCTTCTACATATTTAGAGGGAGCAACATATCGTTCTAACATTAATACTCGCTTTCGTCTTATAGTTATATACTGCTTATAGCTTAACAGAAAGGGCTACTATGAAGAAGTTCCTCTTGTGTCTATTATCTACCTGTACATTGAACTGTATGGAGATTGTAGAGATTGTTATACCTGTAGAACAGACAGAATCGCCTCTTCAATCAGAATTTATTGATGAGATAGTACGTGCAGCTGTGTTTGTAACTTTCGATTCTGACCCTAGAACCGTGTTCGTAGCCCCTGTTATACGGCAAGCATTAGAAAGTGAACTGTCCAATGGATCAGATAGTTCAGATTCTTCTACGGAAGCACGAGAATATAGACAACGTATTATCAAGAAGTTTTCAGGGGTACCTATGAACAGTCTTGAAGGTACTGACTATATAGAGCTTAGACAATGGGTCCTTCAAGAGCTTAAAGAATATAACGAACAGAACCAAAGACAGTTGAAGCAACTGAAAGAACAGACTGCTAAAGATACTGAAGAGTTGGAAGTTGAGAAACGAAAGACACGCAATGCAATCATAGTGACTGTTCTGACATACTCCCCGGAATAAATTCCAGGGGTTCTAAGGTCCGCATCCTTAGTGCGGTTGCCTCTTTAGGGGTATCAGTGCGCCCCTTGCCGCCATCTCTTCTGGCGGCAATCGAAGCATGCCTTGATGTCGCAGCCCAATAACAAAGGAAGCGTTGACATCAGCATCTTCAACGTGTCCACAAGCAGAACACTTAAACAATTTTTTATTTCTATCACCAAGAAGTCCACATCTACTACATTGTTGCGATGTGTATCGCGGATCAATCTTAACAATGGGTATCCCGAGCAGCTTGGCCTTATACTCCAAAAAGGTTTGGAGTTGATAAAATGACCAACTGTGCAGAGAATACCTGAAACTTTTTGCTTGTTTTCGACTCTTTCTAATTCCCGTTAGATCTTCCAGTACTATACCCGCATTGTTTGCTATAGCATAATCGATTACTTTTCTTGTTATCTTATGGTTAAGATCTCGAGCAAGACAGGATTCTCTATGTTTAATTTTTTTAACAAGTCTCAGTTTGCCCTTTTTTTGGAGCTTCCTGCGCTGGTTTTTATATTTTAGGTGAGTATGCTGCGCCTTTTTTCCAAGCTTAAGGACTTTGCCGGTGCTTGCGTTAGATACAACGCAACAGTGCCCTGTAGTGTTCAAATCAACGCCTAGCCATGCTGTTGGTTGTATTTCCGAGCATTCTTGAACCGTTACAGACACAAAAGCATACTGTTGCGATATCTCTATTTGATTAACTTTAGAGAATCCAGAAAAGTGATACTTAAGCGACAGTTTCAGGCAGGAAACTGTTAAAACACTATTAGCTACATCTGTCTTTATAGATTGCCCAGGCACAACTAGGTTAACTCTCGAAACTCTCTTTATTTTCTTATTATTGCCATATTTTCTTAGAATTTGGTTAGCTATAGCAGACTTTAAGCCAATGTGTTTTACCGCTGCGCTTGAACATGCGCCATTGTTGAGCGCAAACTGAGCAACTTGTCTTGCTTTCGCTAATTCAGCAGAAAAATCGCGTCCGTGTTTTATCTTGTATGTCAGAATCATCGGTTTTTCTGGTCCTCGATGTATTTTTTAATAGTCGACTCTGAAATGTGTCCAACCGATTCGCAATAATAAGAATTTGTCCAAAGTGTTGGCAAGCCTGATTTCAGTTTTGGCATTTCACTTCTAAGTATCCTTGATGAAAACCCCTTAAACTGCTTAACGAGCTGATGCGGCGAGAATGTTGGACGGCATTTCACAAACATGTGAACATGGTCTGGCATAATTTCAAGCGAGGCTATTTCGACACCAAGTTCTTTGGCTTTTATCTCGAAAACTTCTTTCAGCCGCTCGGCTACAATACCAACCAATACCTTGCGCCGATATTTAGGGCACCATATAAAGTGGTATCCAACGTTAAAAATACAGTTCGTTCCCGATTTCCATCTTTCCATGTATTGTATTATACAGCATGATCGTATATAATACAAGAAACATTCACCCCCGCATTAAAATCCGGGGCTTTCTGTTAAGATTTCTCGTAAGAATATCCCTGTAGCAAAGATCAAGAAAGCTGCACAAGGAAAAGGGAAAACCGCAAAGAGAGCTAACTTAGCACTCACATTGCGCAAACTTAAAACTAAATAAGTACCTTAAAGATATACCTGGTTTATGGGTACATCTAAGGTACTTAAGCAATAGAGAACGAATACTTCGAGAGCAAGAGTTACCAGCACCATGCACAGCATAAACCCTATGAAGAACAATGTAGCATATCTCACCGTGGTGTACTCCTAAGTGCCTTAACCTTCTGGATATGCGCCTTAACTGCACGGTACTGTGAAGCTGGTATCTCAGATATCTTATCGATTCTAAGTGTCTTTAATATATCATTATAAACGTCATGCATATCATCACCAGCAAGTTCATAATCTATCTCATCTACCTGTGTTTTATTGATACGTTCATATTCATCAAACTCACGGGTAAACTGTTGCCTGAGTGTTGTCCCATCTACCTTTTCACCTCTGCGTCTTTTAGACTCAACTTCAAGGTCATCATCTTCAGGGTTGTTCGTTGGAGAGATGCCCAACAAGGAAAGGAGGTGTTGTTTCTTAAGCTCGTTAAGAATTGATATAAACAGACTCAGATTTCCTTCTTGCAGTGGTATACGTGATGTACATGAGACGAACTGGTCCGATGTATGTATCAACATGGAATCCAACATGATACGGTCCCCGTAGTCAATAGGCATATGGGTAACCGCAAGCCCGTTTTCTTTGAGCGAATCTTTAACCGCTTCATGAATCACATCATAATCTGCATACTGAGTTAGAAAACTTGGGTTCACCCTGTTAAAATACACTCTCTTAAATGAGGCCTGCGCAACGGAAAGTGCAGCAGCCAACTCATTAATCGAGGGAGACCTAAACGTTCGTTCTGGTTTGATTTTGATAGCTTTTTCTATTTTTTCATCAATTAAGGCCTGTATGCTCTTGATAAAGGGCAATAAAGCCTGTAGTTCTGTTTCATTCACGCCTATTCCTTTTTAAATAACCCGAGCCGAAGCTCGGGTTGTATAAGTATGCAACCTTTAGGAGTCTAAAGATATCGTTTTTACTATAATATTTAATTTACTAAAATGGAAGCTCGTCAGGAAGATCTACTGATTGTTCTTGACGTGAGGTCATAGACTGTTGGTATGAAGGTTGTTGGGGCACTCTGGCAGGCTCTTCTATAAATTTGATATCTGATGCTGCTATACGATGCCAACGGCGTACATTGCCTTCATATTCCTTACAGGTCGATCTCAGTTCACCTGTTACAGTAATGATATCGCCCTTACGAGGTAGTCTTGAAAGATTCTTTTTAACGAAGTCTGATATAGATACGGGTATTTCTAATATGGACTCACCAGTAACCTTACCTTTGAAGGTACGTTCTTTCTTGGCTACCAAGATAAACTCTGTTGATTTACCGCCACCATCGAATGACTTAAGAATAAGATCATCTTGTACGATACCTTGTACGGTAACTGAATTGATAAAGTCCATAATTAGTCCTTGTTATCTTTATGTTTTTCGCTGCGTCTTACAGGGAGTCTGTCAGTATAATCTTTGATCTTATACATACACTGTTGCATATTCATTTCTATAGTTTCCAAGTTATCAATAGTCTTCATAACCGTATCATAGAGTTCATTGAGTATGTACCCTAGAACACCAATAATGATACATAAGATTGCAATAGACATATACGACATACACGCTCCTATACGTAGTAATAAAAGCTTTCAATACTTATATAAGTGTACCATGCATCTTGAATAATATCAACAATATATTGTAACTAGGTTAAATAAATGTATAATAAATACGGGGAATAAAAAACAGGGTCCGAAGACCCTGCTAGCTTGTTACGTCTGTTTGCTTACGCACAGTACATATACACAGTATAGCACACACACCACAGAAAGGAACATATGAAACGTTTACCATATATACGAACTATACAAGAACTTGAAAGGCTTACGCCTTTATTGAAGGAACTTGCAGAAGAGCTTGTGTTGAATATAGGGGGGTGTACTCCCGCAATCAAGAAATATAAATCAGTAGGGCTTAATGAGAGAACACTGAGAAGATTTTTACAAGGTAAGCCACTGTTTATGAGGTCGCTTAAGAAGATCTACGATCTTATACAACTGTACATAGCAGAACAAGGATAAATATGAAGAAAGATACTCAAGAATTGAATTTCCAAGAGAAGATCAATAAAGCTGTAGCACTTATAGACGAAGCTGTAGCTGAATATATTATTCCTGTACTGGAAGATCATAAAAAGATGTGCGACTACACGTATGAGAATAGAAAATCTTGGAACGGATATGTTAAAGAAGCCTATACGAATACATTGAGCCAAGCAGTTGCGTGTGTGGTAGCTCTTGAGCCGTTAGTACGGTCACTATTTACGATTGATTACAAAGGATATTTGCAGTTACTGGAAGCAAGCGCAACCCAGTTCGAATTATTCCACAAGACAACAGGTCTTGCAGTATCTCAGACACTTATAAAAAAGGCCCGCAAGGTTGCAGACACGTTCCCTTTGTCCAGTGAGATAGAAGAGTTTGAGGCAGCAGATTTTGAAGTGCAAGGTGCATTGTCCAGATTGGTAATGGCACGGTTTGAAGCAATAAAGAACATACATGGCACGCCAGAAGAAACCCATAACGGAAATTAAGCCGTTTGAGATCGACGGGAAGCCCTTTAGATGGACTGTACAAGATCATGCACAGGTTGTAGAAGCATATAAGAACTATTGCCGTGATCATGGAAAAGTATTTTCTCTGCACAATAACAACGGGGCCTTAACAGCCCCGTAAAAAAAAAGAGAGAGCAAAAACGCTGTGCGTTTAATGTAGTATAGCTGAAGCATAGACTGTACTACACGCAAGAGTGATGCTATAAAGCAGCCTAGTAAAACCGAATAAAAATAACAAGGATTTTAAAAGCCATAATTTGCTTAAAAAAAAGAGAGTGTTATTTTGAATTTGACGTAACGTAAATAACACTCAAATTTTTTTCTAGCTTAATGCTAGCGAAAGATAAGAAAATGAACCTTAAACAAAAACCATTTAATCCAAGGAACATTTCATGAATTCAACCTTAAATTCAAGGATAATTCACATGAAATTAAATCTTAAATTCAAGGATAATTCACATGAATAATAATATCACTTCTGTACAAAATGTCAATAATAATAAATCTTTTCTATCTGAGTCAGAGGAAGAAAATATTGTCAAACAGCACATACAGTTATATTGTGCACAAGCAATATATGTAAGTTTTAAAAACAAAAGAGTTTTGATAAGAAATAAAATAGGTGTTATATTAATTTTTGTAGAAACATATATAACACCTAAATTATTTTCTAGCAAATGCTAGCGAAAGACTAAGAAGATGATATCAAATGAAGCGCAAAAAGTCAATAGAATAAATGATTTTCAAGATTTAAACCCATTCCAATTTAAAGAAGATCTTAAAGAGGATATGAAGGCTAATGGCTTACCGTATCTTTCCAGTGAAGACATCAGAATTGACGGAGGTTGGCACCATTATAATGGAGATTCTGAACGCCCACACAAGAAAAACGAAAGCTATATCGCCAGTGAAGCAATTCAAGATGGGATGCTTAAAGGGTATATAGCAACCTATTGTAGTTGGAGAAACAGCAACGTCTATTATACATATTGTTCTTGGTCGTCTTTATGGAATACATTTAATAAAGAAGAAAAAGAAGAACGTAGAAAACTTCTTGAAGATATCAGAGAACAAAACCTTATTAAATTCGAACGTGAGAAACAGCAACGTGCATTTTACATTCAAGGATTATATAAGAAACTAACGCAGAAACCGTTTGATGTAGATCATAAAGCTTATTTAATCAAAAAGAATATTAAAGATTATGGCATTTATTATGGAACAAGTGAGTACTACAATAAAGCTGCTCTTATTATTCCAGCGATAACCATTGACGGAAAAGTAACAGGTTTACAGTATATCTACAAAGAAGAAGATGGCACGTTCAAAAAGCTTTGGTATAAGGAATCTTATTATTCTGAGTCGTTCTTTGTACTAAATAATGGCATAATTAGCCCACAAGACACGGTTATTATCTGCGAAGGCTACGCAACGGCAGCGACTATTTTCGAAGCGCTTGAAGCGGAAGTTTATACAAATATCAAAGTTGTTGTAACGTTTGGTTCTACAAACATAGAAAATTGTGTTCGTGTTATATATGGAAAGTTTCCAGAGGCTAGAATAATAGTTGCGGCAGATAATGAGCCTTCCAGTTTGAATGCAGCTCGTAGATGTGAAGAGCTTTATAATAGTTCAACGTGTGTACCTGAAATAACCAAGGAAGAACACGGAGGCGATGACTTTAATGATCTTGCTGCCTTAAAAGGGCTTAATGCGGTGAAGGAGTGTTTTGAAAAAAAGATGAATTCCAAAACAAAAACAGAAGAGCTCAAAGAATATGCTGCTTCACGTATTAAAACAAACGACCCATGTGGGGTATTTGATATTAATAAGATGCCCCCTGTTTTAAGAGACTATGTTACAGAGTTATGCGAAGCTTCACAGGGTGTTCGCAATATAGCACCAATCATGATGACCAATGTTGTTCTTGCTATGCTTACAGGATTTATTAAGAAAAGGTTTTATACCTATGTAGCACGGAGCGCCCCACGTCTGTATTGCAATTTATGGATGCTGAACATAGGAGAAAGCGGAATAGGTAAAAGCTATGCTCTTTCTGTTGGGTCCTATTTGGGAATGGAACGGAGAGAAGAAGTTTATAGATTTTTACGTAACAATGTGACTGAGCTTGATCTAGGGAATGCAGAAGCAAAAAAGAAAAACGAACAAGAAAAATTAAAGTATTTCCTACAAGATATATTTTTAGCCAATAGAATGACATCTGAAGGACTTATGGAGGATCTTTCACTTGGGCGTGGTGGTGTCATTATGCACAATGAATTTGCTAACCTGATACAGAACCTTGAGAAGCAATTTAACGGCGATTTAAAAGGAACTTTGACCGATTTCTACGATTGTTCTAAGAATGCTACAACATACAAGAAGGCTAATGCTGTTACTATTACTATAGATGAACCATTTATTTCTATTTCCAGTATGTCCACAATTGAATGGGTGAAAAAGAATCTCACTTTAGAAGATAGTTCGGCAGGTTTTGCAGCCCGTATATTAATGTTTAATATTATGCCCTTACCACAACCAGACAGGTCCGAATTTTTGCCCCCTTCGCTATGCAAAAACAAAGTTGACGTTACTAAGGATATACATTCTATAATGCGCGGCATAACAGAAAAGATATTGCCGCCCGTAGGAAATGTAGAAAACAATGTGTACAAAGAACGTGAGTTCTTGTTTAGTGATGAAAGCTGGAAATACTATTGTACGCAGCGTAAGTATATAACAGACTTCCTAAAACAGTTTGATGATAAAACAAGGAAGATATTAACACCTTTTGCTAACAGATGGGAAACAAGTTTAGTTAAATTAGCAATGATAATGCAATTTCTTTACGTACAGGAATGCGATGAAGGCCCAGTAAACAATCAATATACAGAGACATCAACACTTGAAGTGAGAGCCTTTGAAGCTGCTATGAACATACTTGAGTGCGCCATGAACTCTACAGCTTTCCTGTATACTAACGAATTGGGTATAAGCGAACATGATGAAAAGTGTAACAAGCTTTATAATTATATAGTTGAACGTACCCACCAAAGTAAAGTAACGCTCTATTCCAATATTTTAAAGTCACGCATATTAAAAGGCGGGACTAAAGAATATGATTACATACTTGAAACGTTAATAAATAGTGACTTAATTGAAGCTGTTAAAAACTCAACTGATAAGAACAAGAAAAACATAGAATATCGTCTACGAATTTAGTGGAAAAATCTGAGTGAGGTCGACGAAGGTCGACTGAAGGTCGACTAAAAAGTCGACCTTCTTCAAACATTGATCTAATCGTATTTCCCATCATATTAGTAGTTCAAAATTTCAAAGAGGTCGACTGAAGGTCGACTAAAAAGTCGACCCTTTTTTTATAGCCATATTGAAGCTGTTAAAAACTCAACTGATAAGAACAAGAAAAACATAGAATATCGTCTACGAATTTAGTGGAAAAATCTGAGTGAGGTCGACGAAGGTCGACTGAAGGTCGACTAAAAAGTCGACCTTCTTCAAACATTGATCTAATCGTATTTCCCATCATATTAGTAGTTCAAAATTTCAAAGAGGTCGACTGAAGGTCGACTAAAAAGTCGACCCTTTTTTTATAGCCATAATTCTTAGGGTAAAAACAGACGATTTTTGAAAAAACTGCGGGAAATTTCCACCCTGAAACCCTCGAAAAACGCATTCCAATCGTGTAAACCGTACAGTTAGAAATAATGTTTGATTTTTATCGTTTTTTATGATAACCTGAAAGCGATTAAGTTATAACTTACGGCGGCTACAACATAAAGTTGGGCGCGAAAAATCTATAAAAATTTTTTCGCGCGATGTAATAACTTAAGCCGCCGCCACTTAATGCTATATCGCTTTCAAACCCAGAAATACTATAAGAGCAAGAAAAACTAAGAATGTTACACATTGTACATTTTGTGTTTTTAGCTTCAATTCTTTGTTGGATATGTTCTTAATTCTTTAAAAAACAAAAATAACTCTATATATAGCCCCGCCGCAGGCGTACCCCGCAGAATATTCTAAATATCTCTTGACATTTAGAATACTATATTATAAACTATACTTAGCTTAGTTATGTTTGTTTAATTTTTTACAGTACAAGGTTTTATAATGAATATCGAAAAACTTACCGAATTAACAACCCGTTACAAACTTCTTAAAAAACAAGCCGAAGAGATAGACACGGAACTTGAACAACTCAAAGCTTCCATTTTTGAAGTATCCGAAAATAAACCTTTCTCAATCAACGGCGTAGTTTCATCTGAGTTCAAAAGGGCAGCTTATCTTAATACTAAGGCTCTTATCAGTCATTATCAATTCACTGAGGACGATTTAAAGCCGTTCTATACACACTATGAACCAACAATGCGTTTAACGATTAAAAGAACTATAGAATTGTGAAAAATATTAAGAATAACTCTTGACATTTGAAACAGTTAGAGTATAATTATAGCAGTTTGTTAGTTGTTTGTTTACTATACGGAAGGTAAGAAGATGGAAAGTTTCGCGAATATAGAGATGAGAGATTTAAGAGAGAAACTTTTTACATATTGTGAAAAGAATAAAGTCTTCGATTTCACAAAAACCGTACATTGTTTATCTGGTGCTAAACTGCATGTTAGGTATGTTTGTACGCTTATGCATGCTGGTATACATTGTTTATTTATAAATGAATTGCTTGGCAATGAAAGACAAAGATCCTTAACAGATCAAGAAGTTTTCGAAAGGATATCGCCTGGAAGTTTGCTTTTAACTTTATATAAAGCAGTAGACAACAGACGTAAGGGAATAGAAAAAAGAAGAAAAGCCCGTTTGCAACAAAATCTAAGGTAGAAAGATGGAAGAACAAAAAAAATTTGTATTTATGGACGTTGAGTTCATCAATGGGCGTAAAGAAACATATAAATTAGCCAATGGCGAGAAGATTAAATTTATTAATACACTGCTGCAAGCCCATGAAAAAGAGGGTGGGCTTGCTCGTATATACCCACTTTTTATATGTATGATTAACAGCGACAGAGAGTATACGATATATATTAACTTAACCCATGTGTTAACGTTCCGTTAAAACTATTAATTATAAGAATATATCGAAAAACAATAGGGGACGATTAGGAGAAGGAAAAGACCATGATAGTAGGCGGAGTGCACGACTCAATAGATAGCGCATATAAAGATCAAAGCTCTATCTATGCTTATAAAGCATTTGAAGTTATTGAAGAATAGTGAGAACCATGAAGAAGAACACAGACTTGTACTTAGAAAACAAAAAACAGAAAGAAAAAGAGCTGTTCAAGTATTACTGGGATTGTACTACAAGAATAAGAACAATCTTAAAAGGTATAAAAGAATCAGAAGAAAAAGAAATTGATGCGGACAGATTAAACGAGATAGTTTACTTATTAGATGAATTAAGGCCTATCTATAAATATGCTCTTTGTTTTCCGTATGGTCCCCTAAAAGAAGTCTCTACACTTATAGGAGAGCTTGCAGAGTCTTACGGAAAGAAAGATTGCGGGGACTTTATGGACTATCCGTTTGTAAAAGATGACGAAAAAAATGCTTTTATAGAGATTGCACGAGAGACGCTTAAAAAGTTATTAGCTAAATAGTCTTCTTCATTTCTTACCTAGCGGCGGCCTGTAAAAGGGCCGCCTTATTATCGAAAGTATTAAAAAATGATACTAGCGATCAATCTTATTATCACGGTTATTAATATGGTTCTTATTTATTTCTTAAACAAAAAACCCGTTGCTTCAGCTGCGGGATAAAGAAGCTCTTCCATTAGCTTTCTATGTGTGTTACAATAAAAGAATGAATATTGTAAACAAGGCATACAAATACAGGTTTTATCCGACAAGGCAGCAAAAAGAGCAACTTGCTCAGTCATTTGGCTGTGCTCGCTTTGTTTATAACTATTTCTTAAAGCTACGTACTGATGCTTACTACAATGATAAAAAGAAGTTTAACTACCATAAAATATCTTCTCTACTTACGCAGTTGAAAAACGATAAAGAACATCTTTGGCTTAAAGAAGTGTCTAGCGTTTCTTTGCAGCAAAGTCTTAGGGATTTAGATAAAGCTTTTACAAACTTTTTTTCTAAGAGAGCAAAGTATCCAAGATTTAAAAAGAAAAACTCTAGGCAATCTATTAGATATACTAAAGGCGGTTTTTCTATAAAAAACAGTATTGTTACAATAGCTAAAAGTAAAGAGCCATTGAAAATTCGTTGGTCAAGGAGATTTAGCGGTAAACCATCTTCTATTACTATTTCAAAAGATTCTTCTGGTAGATATTTTGTTTCGTTTCTTGTTAAAGAGCAGGTTGATCACCTACCAAAAATAGATAAATCTGTTGGCATAGATGTTGGTGTTAAAGATGTTTGTGTTACCTCCAATGGCTTTAAGTCTGGAGCGCCCAAATACCTAAGAAGATACGAAAAACAGCTTGCGTTGAAACAAAAAGAACTGTCTAGAAAGAAAAAAGGGTCTCGCAATAGAGATAAAGCGAGACTTAGAGTAGCAAAAATACATTCAAAAATATCTGATAGCCGCAATGATTTTAATAATAAGTTAACGACAATGCTTATACGCAAAAACCAAGCAATAGCAGTCGAAAGCCTTAATATTAAAGGCATGATTAAGAACCATAAACTAGCAAAGTCTATAGCAGATTCAAGTTGGTATGATTTTTTCAGAAAGCTTGAATATAAGTCTAAATGGTATGGAAGAAACATAATAGAAATAGACAAATGGTTCCCATCATCAAAAAGATGTAATCATTGTGGATACATAAAAGAACATTTAGCGCTGCATGAAAGGCAATGGATATGCCCTTCATGTCAAACTTCTCTTGATAGAGATGTTAACGCAGCTAAAAATATTTTAACCGCCGGGCTGGCGGGGTTAGCCTTTGGAGAGAATGTAAGACTTACAGCTGAGCAATCAACTGTAAGCTAATCTCTATGAATTAGGAATCCATGGCTTTTAAGCCGTGGAGGGTCAAATCTTTCTTAAAGATATAAAATAAATATGAATAAGAAGCTTTTTAACGATTTAAAGTCTGCTTTAGAAGAGGTTATTGCCTACAAAAATATTACTTGCAAGGATGGTAAGATGTTAAAGAGTGAAGAGAGTATATCGGAAGCGATAAGAATATATAATTGTTATCTCGGTGATAGAAAAATACCGTATAAAAATGCACGGATACTTTGGAATTGTGAAAAAGGTAAAATAAGCTCTATACTTGTAACTTCTTTTGATTTCTCTAAGCGTGATAAAGGCTTAGGAATAAGGAGTGAATTTCCGTATGCTCTATATAGGTTTTTTTCGTTTGATAAAGGCAATGCAGATGCTAACTGGGAAAACACACATATGTATTGGGAGATTCTTAACCTTATATTTAGTTATGAATTTAAAGACCATGCAATCCTTAAACTCTTTATAGATAAAGAACTTGAGAAAATAGAAGAATATAATAAAGACTCTAAAAAGGTAGACGAATATTATAAGCAAAAGTATTACTGTCCAAACGAAGAAGAACATATAGAAGAATATAACAAAGATTCTGAAATTGCTGATACATGTATGCAAGAAATAAGAATAAAATGGTATAATTTCGATGATATTATGAATAAGAAATATGAATGAGAAGCTTTTTAACAACTTGAAGTCTGCTTTAGAACATGTCTTCAATGACTTCTGGAAGGTAGACAAATGGGGAAATCCGCTAAAATAAGAAATAATAAAACCGCCCTTTATGGGCGGTTTATATAAGTGAAATTCAACGTTTCTTATTCGACTTCTTTCTTAATATCCAATGCAGCACTAGTGATATTGGACACGGCTTGCACGATAGCATTCAATATCTCTAGAAACTCTGATGGAGTTATCTTCCCGTCCGCCATCGCATCTTTCACTTCATTAATAACATTCTCAATATCCTTAGAACATCCAAGAATACCTTGAATACCCTCTAAAATAAGTCCTACGTCCATAATGTACCCTTTCTGTTAGTGGTTATACGCCTGTACAAATTTAATCTCATAGAAGCTAAATTTGTGTCCTTCTATTTGATGTAGTAATCTACCTTAAAAGGTATCTAAATAGAAAGGGGATTCTATGAGAGATAGAGAAGCGTATTTTATACTAATGGGTGATCCTGTAGCTAAAGCACGTGCAAGGATGCGCTACGGGTTCGGCAAAAGGTTCTATGATCTTCAACATGCAGATAAGATAGCGCAGCGTATGGAGATAGAGCACCAAATGTCAGGTGAAAAGTTTATAGGTCCGTGTCATGCGGACTTTATTTTTTATATGCCTATCAAAAGAAATACTAAATACAAAGAAAACGACCCTATGTACTATAAACCTGACACTGATAACATGATCAAATGGATCTGTGATGTTATGGAAACTGTCGTGTACGATAATGACTGTATACTATCTGAGATCTTCAGTAGAAAGATTTATGGAAATATCCCACGAACTGAAATAACTATAAGGGAGCTACCCTATGTCGAAAAGAATCCGCAAAGAATACGAAGGCAAATATTATCAACGTTACAGGCTCGATAATTACCTTGATAATAAGATAGACGATCGCTTTATTGATGAGTTATGCGTTGACCTTGTTGAATATGCTTACAATTCTGACGGCCGTAAAGGGTTCTATAATCTATTAAAAAAACTTGGTATACCAGGTTCTACTTTCGAAAGCTGGGTCAAGAAATATGAGCGTCTACGTGATAGCTATACATTCGCAAAAAAGATCTTTGCGGAGAACCTGCTAGAGAGTGGATTGACTAGGAAATTTGAGCCTAGCCTTGTAAAGATATCGTTAGTAAAACATGACAGAGATTACAGTATGGCCCAAGAGACTGATAATCGTACCCGTGTAGTAGTATTAGAGGACTATGGAAGACACGACAAAGATAAACCTGAGTGACACCTATAAACCCAGAGAATATCAACGTGATATATTCGATGCTATAGAAAACAAAGGAATTCATTACGCTCTTTTGTGCTGGCCTAGGCGTTGTTTGCATGGTGATACTCATATAATAATGGCTGACGGTTCTTTTAAGCTTCTAAAAGAGATACAAGAAGGTGACTTAATACTTTCTTGGAACGGTACCGAGTTCGAACCCGATTCGGTTAAATATATATGGCGAACAGGACCTAAAGAGACGCTTAAAATAAGCGCCCATGCAATGCCTGACATTATAACAAGTAGAGATCATTTATTTTATAGTTATAATATAGCAGCTCAATATTACAGTTGGACAAAAGCTTGCGATATAGAAATTAATGACAATCTATTTACGTATTACAATGATGGCATAATAAAAAGAGTTATAGATGTAAGGCCATGTGCTATAGAATCGTTATATGATATAGAGACTGCTAAGAATCATAATTTTGTAGCTAATGGTTATCTTGTCCATAATTCAGGGAAAGACGTTACGTTATGGCATCTTATATTGCGACAGGCATTAAAGAATGTAGGGGTATATTTCTACTGTCTACCAACCTATTCACAAGGCAAAACTGTCATATGGCAATCGATTCGTAATGACGGCTTACGGATAGTCGATATGGTCCCTGAAGATCTTATATACAAGAAAAATGAATCTAATATGTCTATTGAGCTACACAATGGTAGCATTATCAAGCTTGTTGGTAGTGACTCATATAATAAGTCTATTCGTGGCTCTAATCCTAAGGGGATAGTATTCTCGGAATATGCCCAAGCAGATCCTGAAGCTTTTAGAGTTGCATTGTCTATTGTGCAGAATAATAACGGGTTCATTATTATTCAGTCGACGCCGTTTGGGCATAATGATTTTTATACCCTGTATAAAATAGCAAAAGAAGATCCGCAATGGTTCTGCCAAAAGCTTACAGTGGAAGATACTAAACATATATCTGAACAAGATATACAACATATGATAGACACTAACGTCATAAGTTACGAATTCTCAAGGCAAGAATATTATACGGATTTCAATATTGGTGCTACAGGATCGTTCTATGGACAATATCTTATTAAAGCACGTTTAGATGGCCGTGTAGGCGTTGTTCCCTATGAGACACACTATCCTACGTATACTGCTTGGGACCTTGGTGTCTCTGATTCCTGTGCAATAATATTCTTCCAGCTTTGTGAAGGGGGGGCTATCCATATAATTGACTACTACGAGAATAATAAGCTAGGTCTGGAGCATTATTGTAAGTATGTATTATCTAAGGATTATACCTATGCACAACATTTCGCTCCGTTCGATATTGGAGTGCAAGAGTTCGGCTCAGGACTTACACGTTACCAGATGGCACAACGTATGGGTATAGAGTTCACTATTATACCTAAATCAGGGCTTCTTGATGGTATAGAGGTAGTCAGATGTACGTTTTCCAGATTCTATATTAATGAAGCTACATGTGAACGACTTATTAGCTGTATACAAAACTATTCACAAGAATGGGACACCAAGAATAATGTGTATAAACCTACCCCAAAACACACCTCTTACAGTCATGGGGCAGACGCCCTTAGGTACCTAGCAAATTCGTTGAATCTCATAGAAAAAGAAACATCAGCAGAAGATTTACAAAAACGTTATCTCAAGGCAATGGCTGAAATGCATGGCGTACCATACAATCTAAATACCTATAGATATCGTTAGAAATATATTGTTGTTATAGAACCTATGTTCATACAATGCACATGATGGATATCGGCCTACTAAATTTTTTATATGGGGCCTGTCCTACGAAGCCTTGGCTAAGTAGGGATATTGTATGGAGTAGAAACAATGATATATTCTGATGAAACTTTTAACGCTGTTGATGAACGTAGTAGGCAACTACTACAACGGATAGATAACTTTTATGAAGAGTCTATTCATTTCAACCAGGCGTTTCGGGCTGAAGCTCGTATTGATACTGAATTTCTTGCAGGCTCGCAAGAGTTTTATAATACTCTATACGGCCCGCTTGTTCCGTCACGTCGTAACAATTTCTTTTTCAATCATATAAGACCGATACATAACATGATCGTCGGTCGCCAAATGCAGAACCGTAAGACTACTATTGTTGTACCTAGGCAAAAAAGACCTATAGATCAGATTACATGCGACCAGCTCACCAAGGTTATGATGTGGGTACATGAAAAAGACAATATGTATTATACGATATCGCAGGCTTTCGCACAGGCTACAGCCATAGGCTTTTCCTTGATGCATATGTACATGGATTATAGAAATGATCCTGTATGTGGTGATATTAAGCTTGAATTATGCGGAAACAACGTTCTTATAGACCCTTATTTAACTAAAAAAGATCTTTCTGATTGTTCTGCTATATGGAAACGGACCTATATGACCCGTAGAGAGGCTATGAATCTGTTGCCACAGTATGCAGAAGATATTGCTACGTTACCCCCTGATACTGCACATAATAAGTTTATGCCTGAAAATCCTATGGGCGCACGGTATTATACAGGTCGTGTGGCGTATGATGAGTTCTGGTATAGAGATTATAGACAGGCAACGTTCTTAATAGATGTTAATACACTCGATAAATATGAATGGTCAGGAAAAGACGAAGACCTTAACGAATATTTGTTTAGACATCCAAATATACAGGTTCAAAAAACTGAGGTTCCCACAGTAAACTGTGCTATCTCTGTTGAAGGGCATTGTTTCTATAATGAAAATATTAATGGACTCGACGTTTATCCTTTTATACCTATGTTCTGTTATTTTGATCCGTATATTGATGATTACTCATATAAATATCAAGGAATAGTCCGATCTTTAAGGTCTGCTCAGTATCTGTACAATCGCAGAATGATCTTAGAATTTGATCAGCTGGAATCCAGAGCGAATGCAGGGTTCATCTACCACGAGAACGCCTTAGTCGACAAAGAAAGCGTCTATAAAACAGGAAATGGCCGTGGTATAGCTGTGAAATCTAATGTCCCACTTTCTGAAGCTGCTATACCTATCCCAGCAGAATTTATACCACCTACTAACCAAGAACTGCGCAAAGATACCAAAGCAGAAATGAACCAGATATCAGGAGCGTCAGAGGAACTTCTCGGCGCAGCTTCTGACGATATAGCGGGTGTTCTTTCAAAGCTTAGACAAGGAGCTAACCTTGTAGCATTACAACCTGTGTTCGATAATGTTGATTTCTCACAGCAAATGGCAGGAGAAGTACAGCTTAAGCTAATACAGAAGAATTTCGCCTCAGGTAAGGTAAAAAATATTCTCGGTGATGAAGAGCCTACGGAACTATTTAATAATCACGTATGGGGCGATTATGCCTGTGTAGTAGAAGAGGGAGTTTATACTTCTACACAGAAGCAGATGCAGTTCGTCCAGATGCTTGAACTTATTAAGATGGGTATCCAGATTCCACAAAGTGAGCTAATCAAAGCATCTACGCTACAGAACAAGAACGATATTATCGAAGCAATTAAGCAAACTGAAAAACAAGCAGCTGAACAACAACAACAACAGTTACAAGTGCAGATGGCACAGATCCAAGCGCAAGTTAATATGGCTAACGCTAAAGCTGATGCGGATAGAGGCCTTGCTATGGAACGTGCTTCTGAAGTTGTCCAGAATCAAGCGTCAACTGTTGAACGTAAAGCTGAGGCTAAGAAAGATGAGATGCAGGCAATCTTGAACATGATCAAGTCTATGAAAGAGATTGAACAACTTGATGTTAACGAACTCGAATCGATTATCAGATTAAAAAATATGTTGTCTGAACCTGTAACCGCAGGACAGACAACACCATTACCAAGCGAGAATACCAATGCGCAGCAAACGGCAACGCAAAGCAGTAATAATAGCGGTACGCAAACCGCATAGAAAGAGAAAGTAACATTCTTAATAGAAAGGGCCATATATGGCAAAGAGAAACGGTTCAGCGTTCTACCTTGAACAAGCGAACAATCAGATGAGTCCATTGCCAAACGAGCCAATTAACAGACTCGTAGACAATCCTTATATGACTTCGCTACCTGAAGAGTATGTATGGAAACCAGTTGATGTTGATGCTCGTTTGAAAGAGCAACGTGCCAAGATCAAGAAAGCGTTCAAGCCTGGAAGGATCTAAGAATGCCTAGCATGCCAAGACCCAAAAAAACGTGTGATGAACTTTTTTATGATGTTCTTGGCGAGTCACCACAAATCAAGCAAAAAAAGACTCGTAAAGAGAAAAAACTTGATGAAATGGTCATAAAAAGCTGGTCATTATCACGTTATAGATACCGTTAATTGATGGGGGCTTTATGCCCCCATTTTCTGGGGAATTATGGAAAAAAATCTTTATAACGAAGCAAAAGAAGCTTTCTTAAAAGGCTCTAAGCCAGAATCTGTTGAAGATATCCATAAAGAATACGCACAGGCATATCGTAAGAAGCTTGATACTGAGATCGAAAAGGGTCTTAAGCTCTTTGATGGTGATTTCTATATACAGATGATGTTCTTTAGGGACAAGTCAATTAAGTTCGGCAACGTCTATAAAATACTCGGTAGACCATGCCGAGGTGTTCCTACACCTACCTATCTTAATGATATGTACAAATATCATAGAGCATCAGGAAAACTTGAGCTCTTATGGAGTATCCCTTCAGTAGTTGAATGTAATCTTATGCTACGCAACCGTAAGTATATAAAACCTCACGATTACCCATTGCTTAAAGAAGTACTCAGCTTCTGGGACGGAACTCATTTAAGACGTTGTAACGAAGAAAATGAATCAGTAGTAAGGAGACTCCAAAAATGATGGACATCGAAAAAGATCTAGAGCTGGTTAATACGCCAACAGAAACGCATGAGGATGCACAAAGTACACCTGAACCAGTAGATACACCTGTTGATGCTGAAGTTGAGCGCAGAGCGCAAAATATAGCTCAAGAACGCAACTTCAAGATGCTTCGTGAACAGAACGAAGAATATGCCCGTAAAATAAGAGAATATGAGGCTAAGTTCCGTGAACTTGAGATGGCTAAACAACAGGTTCAGAACCCTGAACAATTTCTTTCTGATGACGATTTTGTAGATTACAAGGTCATTAAAAAAGAGAAACAAGAGCGTGAAGCTCAGTTAGCTGCTTTACAGAACCAGATGGCAGAGCTTGCTATTAAAGCTGAATGTCCTGATTTCTATCAGGTTGTAACAGAAGAATCTGTGAAACGTTTTGCTAAAGAGAACCCCGAGCTTGCCTATGTTATTAACAATACACAGGATTTTAAGGCTAAAGCATTGTCTACCTATTCGCTTATTAAAAAGATGGGGTACCATCAAGATAATACAGAAGATATAACTTCACGGATCCATGACAATACTAAAAGACCTAAAAGCTCTAGCACATTAAAAAATACCGATAGCGCATTGAATGAAGCACACTTATTCGAACGTGGATTATCTCAAAAAGAAAAAGACGCTCGTGCGAGATTAATGCAGTATTATATGCGTGGCAATAAATAACCTATTCCCCTGAAGGTGAGTTTATCATTCGATAACTCACGATTATCGCGGCTGGATGCCCCCGATTAAAATCGGGGGAGGAAAGCCGCTTGTCCTCCTTTCAAATATGTGATATAATATAGCCATGAAAACCGTTAAAACTGTCAAATGCAAACTCCAAGTTAATATTGAACAAGCTACTATTCTCCTAGAAACCCTGGGGCGGTTTGCTGCTGCTTGTAATGATATTTTGCAGGTTTCGCTGGACAATAAGACAACTAACAAGGTAAAGTTGCAGCATCTTTGTTATCACACTATTAAGGATAAATACGGTCTCCACGCTAACCTTGTTATCCGCGCCATCGCCCGCGTCGCCGAAGCTACTAAAAAGAAACGTAAGCAATCCAAGCCTCGGAGGTTTAAGGCTACCAGCATGTCTCTTGATGCCCGCACCTTCTCTTTTATTGAGAAGCGGGAAGAGGTTTCTATTGCCACCATCAATGGCAGGCTTAAACTTAAACTTGATATCGGCAACTTCCAGCGCGGTTTACTTGCTGGACAGAAACCTACCGCTGCTACATTGTGTTACAACCGCAGAACCAAGGAATTCTACATCCATATTGTTGTTAACCGCGAAGTTCCTTTCCCGCCGAAGGACGGTAATGTCATTGGTGTTGATCGTGGTATCTACAATTTAGCTACTACCTCCAATGGTCTAAAGTTTTCCGGGCGTCAAGCTATGCACGTTCGGAAACATTACTCAAAACTGCGGCAATCTCTGCAACGCAAAGGCACGAAAGGGGCCAAACGCCTCCTGAAACGGCTATCTGGCAAAGAGCAGAGATGGATGCGCGACCTTAACCACAGGATTTCTAAGGCGATTGTTCAATCTTGCCAACCCGGAGATATAATTGTCATGGAGGACTTAAAACATATCCGTGACCGGATTAAGGTTGCTAAGAAACAACGTCAGATTCAACACTCCTGGGCCTTCGGGCAACTCGGTAACTTTATTGAGTATAAAGCTATTGAACGCGGTATTGCTGTGGTTTACGTTGATCCCCGGCATACCAGCCAGAGATGCCTTGTTTGTGGTCATATCTCCCGGAGCAATCGCCATAAGCATCTCTTTAAATGTGCTTCTTGTGGTTATACGGCTAATGCCGACATTAACGCTTGCCGCAATATCAGGCAGGTATATCTCGATACGCTGCCTGATGGGCCTCTGTCAACAGACCCCGAAGCATCAACCACTTGCGGTTAGGTGCAAGCCCCCGAATTTATTCGGGGGTAGTTGACCTTTTTCTTGCATATATCGTTTCTATGTATCCAGAATTGTTGTGACAGATACGCAGACTCGTCACCTGCACAGGCTGATACGGACCTCGCCAGTCCCCGACTGATTGTAGCGGTTTCGTCAACCGTGAACAGAGTTAGATGTATTCAAGGAGCCAATAATGGCGACAATGAACACGGGGAATTTACCACCAGCGGTGGCTCAGAATCTTAATAAAAACTTATTAAGTACCCCAACAAAACAACAAATTTATTGCGCTGCCGCTAGTCGTATGACCATGGATAAAAACAGTGGCGATACGATGAGATTTAAACGATGGAATAAACTTCCATCAGCGACAGCACCACTCGATGACGGTATTAACCCAGCACCAAATGATATCTCGTGCATTTACGTAGATGCTAAGTTGAGCACCTATGGAGCTTGGATTGCCGTTACCGATACAGTAGTACTCGTCAACGAAGATCCCGTTCTTAACGGTATCGTATGGCAACAGGGTATCCAGTTGCGTAATACAGAAGATGATCTTGCAGCAGCTATGTTAGGAGCATGCGCCAACCGTATCGACTGTACCCACGGTCTTAATGGAGACCTTCCTACCAATATCACTGCGCAGGACTGCTTAGATGCGACAACTATGCTCCAAATGGCTGACGCAGACACTATTATGGAGATGAATGAAGCGGAGATGCGCATTGGCACAGGACCTACATACGATGCATATATGTGCTTCGGAAACACGATGATGGGTTCTCAGCTTATGGCCATACCTGGATATCTTCCTAAGTATAACTACCCTTCGCAAGCTAATACCCTTCGTGCTGAACATGGATCTTATGCATATGCCCGTTTCTTCTTAAGTTCAGGCGGCATTATGCGTAAAAATGCTTCCATCAACGGCAATGATGTCTATGACATGATCTATGTCGGCCACGAATCATACGGTATTGTCGACCAGGACGGTATGCATGCACAATTCTTGTATACACCACCTTGGGTAGCGGGAGGGCCATTGCAATTACAAGCCCATATGGGTTGGAAGACACGTATGGCTACTGTTATCTTCAATGATGAATGGTTAGTCCGTCAATCTTGCACATTGAGCTTATAAAGGAGACATCATGATATATCCAATGAGTTCTCGTGGCACATTTATTTCTGACGGTACTTCCCGTATCATCCCAGTAGGTCACGGTGTAGATTATTTCAAGCTTGTAAATGGTACTGCGATAAATGAACGCACAAACGGTAAAGGGGTTATTTACGAATGGTATCCAGCACTAGGCGACAATGACGGGTTTGTAACCTATTACTCCGCAACACCTGTTGTTGCAATGGCTCGTCTTGCGTCAATAGCTGGTGGTCCTAAGCCAGGTATGACCTTCTTAGATACTACCAAGCAGAATGTCAGCAATGCATATAACATCACAGGAACAAGCGCAGCTGTTAACCCTGTTATTACTGTAGCAAACGTTGCAGCTGATCTTGCAGGTCTTGCTCGTGTTATACCTAACCGTACAGTTATCAGATTAGCAGGCGCAGCATTACCACCAAGTATCCGTGGTATCGACTATACAGTTACCGCAGTTGACTACGGCGCCCGTACAATGACGTTGGGAACACATGGTACAGCATTACCACTTGGTGGTGCAGGATCGTTCCGTATCGTATCATACGATTGGAACCCTATGTGGTACCCTGAAACACGCACTGTTATCAATATTACACAGGCTGCTCAAGCTGTATGTAGAACCTCAGTTATACATGGCTATAAAGTAGGTCAACGTGTACGTATGCATGTCCCTGTAACAAGTGGCATGGTACAACTCGATAACTATGATGCGATTATCGTAGCAGTAACAGCTCAGACGTTCACCATAAATGTTGATACGACTGCGTTCACTGCATTCAGATGGCCTTTGGTTGCTGATCTTCCTTATCAATTGCCAACCGTTGTTCCTTATGGCGCTGATGGATCACTCCCTAATTTAAGAGTATTCGACGGCGCTGTAGAAAACAAAGGGTTTGTCGGAATGTTGCTTGGCGGTCCTACAGACCTCATAGCTCCATGCGGACAAAATGGTGACTTTATGTATTGGTATGCAGAGAAATCACCAAATCTTTAGATCATAGAGGGGCGGTTAAATCCGCCCCGCAAATCAGGGAGAATATATGGCACAAAATACTAAAAGAGCTAAGAATCTTGATTACTTGAGAGACCAAGATCGTGAGAAAGTACATGGAAAATTCATGTTTTATGAACGTCCGGGAGCTACGTTAAAATTCAGGTTCAGAAAATATGCGAATGACCCTGTAGAGACCTACGAGCTTATAGATGGTCATGAATATGATCTACCGTTAGCTGTAGCGAATCACCTTGCTTCAGAGTCAGGACGCTATAAAGTCGATAAGAACCATATAGGTGCTGACGGCAAACCTTCAAAGATCGTGGGTAAAATCGTAGCACGCTATGACTTTGTATCTATGGAATTCTCGTTGAAAAATGCTCAAAAAGATGAAATACAGTCCTTTATGAAGGCAGTAGCCGAGTAGTCTTTATCACTACCCGGCCACTGAAAAGGGTGAACTATGGCTACTCTAGCAGAAATCAGACAAAAAGTACGCATCTTGTCACGGCGTAAGACACCAATGCAAATGTCAGATGCTACTATAGATAACTATATTAATACGTTTGTGTTATATGATATGCCTTATAGAGACCAAGTATTTCACCTGAAAAGGACTTTTAAATTCCTCACCAGTCCCTATGTAGGGCAATACGGTTCAACTACAGACAAACACGATATTATGTACAACTTTAAAGATCGTATCGTCAGCGTTGATGGTCCTGTGTTTATACATGGACAACGAGCTTATTATAGCCAAGATCGTTCTGAGTTCTACGGGTACTATACCCAAAGCAAGTATCAAACACAGATAGCTTTAGGCGATGGAGCTACTACTGTATATACAGGGGTACTTGGTAATGCACCTATTGTACAAGGAAGCATGGTTGTATCTGCACAGTATATAGACGTAGGTAATATCACTAAAATGGGTTACTTCGATAGACCTGAAAATCTTAACGGCCTTATAAGGACGTATGGACTGTTTGTCCCGAGCGATACAGCAACTGTAGGATACGGACTTATAGACTATGTAAAAGGTGATTATACCTTGTCATTTCCATTCCCACCGACTTCTGGCACCCCTATAGTTATATCCTATGTACCATATACAGCATCACAACCACGTTCAATGCTATTCTATGGGGATACGATAACACTACGACCTATTCCAGATAAGGTGTACGAGGTTGAGTTTAACGCAACGATACAACCTACCTTGATGGTAGATGGGAGCACAACAGAAGTTGATCAGTGGTGGCAATATATAGCTATAGGAGCAGCACGTAAGATATTCCAAGATGATCTTGACAACGATTCTGCTGCATTGCTTGAGCCTCAGTTTCAAGAACAAGAGGAACTCTGTACACGTAAGCTTACGTGGCAGTTAAGCCAACAAAGAACTTCGACAATCTATGTAGCACCACGGATGATCACAAGGTATCCATGGAATAGTAATTTCATGGATTATTAGGAGTCGTTATGACGTACTATAGAAATGAACCCAAAAGCCAAGATAGACTTTGTGTATCACAGAAGAAACTGAGAGAAAATAGCGTTGAATTCCCAACGGTTTTTGCATCTAATCATCGTAACTTTAATCAGGACAACTCAGGAACCCATAAATTGCTTGCCTTGATAAACCAAACTGAAGACCCTGAGGCTGTTGGAACTACACTTCTTCTTTATTGCAAAGCTCCTGATCTTTTTATCAAGCGTGTAGCATCAGATCCAGTAAATTGGACAAAGATTGTCAAACCTGGTGGCGTGTTTTTGCCTTTTAATGCTTCCTATAATAGTTTTAAACTGCCTTCAGGACTTATAGTCTATATGGGCCATACGACAATAATAGATAGAGCAACTCGTTCTATAACAGTATCGCTTGCCGGAGAATATCCTTATACCCAAAAACCTTATGTGTATATCAGTCAAGACGCTCGTGTTAATACCGATCTCTATGCAACACAGATATACACGTATGATATAGAACGTGACTCATTTAAAGTGTATACAACATGGCCCGATCCACGGACTCCTGTTACAGTAAGATTTACATGGATAGCTATAGGAGTGTAATATGCCATATACAGCGGATATACCTAAGCCTGATGATGTTGTAAGTGCATCTCAGCCGCCTTTACGTGAAAATACTAATACAATTGCTACTATATTCGAAGTAGACCATCAATCTTTTAACACACCAAATGCCGGTGGTCATAAAAAAGTTACTTTTAACGATGGCCCTGATTATGATCCTGTAGCAACCACTCTTTTAATGTACAATAAAGTTTCCGCTTTGACCGGATTACAACAATTATATTGGAGACGTGCAGGAGGAGATCCTGTGCCTATTACTGAAGCTGGACCTTATGAAGCGTTTACTCATGACGCATTGCATTATAATTGGTTTTATCTGCCTTGTGGTCTCCTTGTTAAATATGGATTCTCGTGGACGGATCCGCGTCAAAGAGAAGTGAACCTGAACCAACCAGGTTTCCCTCTATATACCAATACGCCATACGTGTTTGCTTCACAAGGCGGGTTCAATGGTGCTCCTGCTACTTTTGGAATTATAAGGTTGTCTTCAATCGCACCGAATAGGTTTTTTGCGAATTCCAATATAAATGATGTACCGTTTACATGGTTTTCTATAGGGATATAATATGGCATACGACAGGTTTCTTATAGGTCCGTACAATAAAGGTCTCAAGACTGACATGCCTGCGTGGGCCACACCTGAAGATGCATTCTCTACCATGATTAATGCATTCGCTTGGCGTGGCACCATCCGTAAAAGATGGGGATCACGCCCTATGAATACAACGATTGCTGAAGAGCTGCAACAATATCATACACGTCTTAAGATCCAATATAGTTCCAATCTTGACGCTGCTACAGGGCACCTGGCAGGTACTTGGCCTGGAGCCGTGTTCAAAGTTGGGCAGATGATGTTATTAGAAGACGGTACTAACTATGTACCATTCTATGTAACTACAGCAGGACTTGCCGACATGCTCCATGAAAGCTATGTAACGCCTATCAATGGTACTGATGCAGCAGGTAATTGTTTCGGAGTAGCTCCTGTCACGGGGCATTATGGGCAAAGCCTTGTCGTTAATGGAACAATATTTACTATTATATCAGAAGTTCCGGGACCGCAACCTATGGGTGTGAGTGCAGGAGGTACCGGTACAGCTACGTTTAATGTCACTACAGGAGCCTATGTAATAACCGGTTCTCACCCGAATACCGATGTCCATTGGAACCCTTACTACGGGAACTTTGACACAACAACAGGTGATTTTATTCTTAATGGGCTACCTGGTATGCGTGTCTGGTTCTTCCCCGCTACGCCTGTATTGGGTTTTGCTACCTATGAGCACCAAGGAGCTAATAACAACCAGACATTTGCCTTCGACAGACAGTTTGCCTACCAATATGATACAGCTCTGGGTTGGACCCGTCTTGGCACTAAAGCGTGGACAGGGACTGACCAGGATTATTATAGCTGGTGCAACTGGTATGACACTCATCTCTATCAAGATACTTTGTTCGTAGCCAATAATGTAGAAGAGGATCATATTCAATTCTGGAACGGAACATGGCATGATCTTTGGCCTGAACTCGGTCCAGGAGGGGAAGAAGCTCCACATCTCGATAATTGTAGAATTCTTCTTATCTATAAAGGCCGATTGTTTGCAATCAATACGATAGAAGACGGACAAGTATATTCTAACAGGATCCGCTGGTCATGGTTCGGCGATCCAACGCATGATGATGCATGGCGCTCAGATCTTGTTAAAACAGCAGGATATCTCGATCTCCCTACAAAACAGGCTATAGTTTCTGCCTCTATATTGAATGATAGAATCTTACTGTATTGTAACAATAGTACCTGGCAAGTTGTATTTACTAATAATGATATAGCGCCATTTCAGCCACATTCTATCAATACTGATCTTGGTGCTCATAGCCAGTTCTCTATGGTATTTCTTGATAAAAACTGCATTGGTATCGGTGCTACAGGGATCCATGCTAGTAACGGGAACGTTGTAGAGCGTATAGATAACGATATTCCTGATCTTATATACCGTCTGTACAATGAAACAGATCAGACTGCATATTTCTATGGAGTGCGTGATTATCAGCTAGAAACAATATACTGGTCTGTAAACGAATCAATAGGCGCTATAGCAGACGGAGAGAAGTTCCCGAATAAGATTCTATTGTATAACTATAAAAACCAATCGTGGGCCGTATTTGATGATAGCATTACTTGTTTTGGGCACTGGGAAGAACAGACACTGAGAACATGGGCGTCCATGGACGAAACATGGGCTACATCTTCAGCACGTTGGTACGATCCTATGCTACAGAAGCATCCACGGCTGGTGATAGCAGGCAATCAACAAGGTTGGACATTTTTAGTAGATCCTACAATAGGAAGAAACGCTCAGTCTTTATCAATAAGTAACTATAATAATGTTACCAATACGTTCACGGTTATCGACCATAATATTCGTACAGAAACCTATGTCTATATAAGCGATTGTATCGGGTTGAATAATATTAATATGTCTATTCGACGAGTAACTGCTGTAGATAAAGATACGCTCCTTTTATATCCTGAACCGGGAAGTCTGCCTATTACAGGGACCTATAAAGGCGGAGGGAACGTTCAACTTGTATCTGCTATAGAACTTACTACAAAGCCATTTAACTTCTATATCAAAGATAATAGAGGTATGGCTATTAACAAGATAGCATGTCTTGTAGCTCAAAACCCTGATGGAGTTATAACAGTTGGATGTATGCCGTCATATGGCTTCATAAACGTGATAACAGATGCTATAGCTAATAATGCATTCTATGGAACTTCTAAGATACCACTTTACTCTACCGAGGTCGGATATATTCCTGAAACTCAGGACAGTATATGGCGTACAGCATATCTGAATATACAGGGCAATTCTGTTGCTATAGCACTGTATTACTCCAAAGATGAGATGTTAGATGTTGCAACTGCATTCAACGGGTTCGTTATGGAAGCTATGGTCATCTATGCTATGCCAACTACACATAACCCTATCGACTAAGACTTGGTATATTCAATGACAAGATTAGTAAATGTACAGGAATTTCTATTGGATTGGGTCTTAATATAGATATGGGTAAAGTCTGCATAGAGATCTATTGCATCATCTCCAGAACCTGCAAAAGGTAGTTTAAGCCATTGATGAGCTGTACTGTCGAACGTAGTGCCCCACAAGTCAATGACCTTCCAGTTCGCATCCATAGCAAGGCCATGAGCTACGGGAACAGCGGCAGCATTAGGTAATGGTGTTGTGTACCTGAAGCATTTACGGAATATTCCTGCCCTATAAGGTTGTTCTTCTGTGTAAGCATTCAACGCAGGGTCAGGATATAATCTTTTGCCTGTTAAAAATTCATATGTAGAGAAATATCCCGCTTCTTTGTCATTGATAGCCATGCATATATCATTAACTGTGTTAGTCAGAATAACAATAAATTGCCTAAACTCAGGACTATTGATGTCCATGCCTTCAAGATTGAAGTTCGGTAACGTTGTTATAAAGTTACCTTGATCTGTAATCTCTGAACTTGGCATAATCGAACTCCTTTTCTTACACTTAAGGCTGATATCGATATCACTATAGAAAAGGGTACCAAATGCCTTACATAAATACCAACGTACAACAGTACAATCCTCAGCAATCTACAGGGATAGCTGACAGCTTAAGAAATTTCTTCTCTTCTACACCTGGATATTATAACCAATTGCCTACCATGTCACCTTGGCAACAGGCTATAGCCCAGAATGCCGCACAAACTGCCTGGACCGGAATGCAACAGACTCCTGATATAGACCGTATAGCAGGAGCTATTACCGATCGTTATAAGAACGAATTGATGCCTACCATGGCAGCTCAGCTCGGCGGTATGGGTCTGGGGTCAAGCAGTGCCATGGAGAATGCTATGGGTCAAGCACAGCGTGGTTATCAAAGCGATCTTGCACAACTGGGTTATCAGAACTATTGGAACAGACAGAACCAGTTAATGGGTATGCTTAACCAAGGTATGCAACCACAGTTCCAGTATAGCTACACTCCACCGCAACAAAGCCAGTTTATGCAGGTATTACCTGCTTTAATAAATGCGGCAGTCGGTATATATACCGGAAACCCTATGGCGGCACTCAGTTCATTGCCTAAGATACTGAAATTGCTACAAGGTCTGCAAGGTAATACGGAAAATACTCAATCAGGTACAGGGCTGCAACCAAAAACTCCATTTAACTGGGTTTAATATAAGGATAAACCATGGATATATTTAGAGAAGAACCTGAGAAGAACTGGGCGCAGGGACTCGCAGATGCTATTAAACCTGTTGCCGATATGTATCTTCAACAAAACTTGCAACTTGCTTCACAGATGAAAGCGCAACAACTTATGATGCAACTACAAGAATCAATGAAACAAAGGCAAGATGAAAAGGATTATCAAGCAATGGTTGCAGCAGGGGCTGATCCTATGCAAGCAAGGCGATATGCTAATTCTCGATATGGTGAGATTGCGTTTAAAGATATACTCAAAAGACCTCAAATAGAACGTTATAACCAAGCATTACAAGAATATATGAACCAATATGCCAACAGAAATCAGACTCCTGAGAATATGCAAACGCAACCTATAGGACAAGGTTCTCCTATAGCGGAACCATCTACAGGAATTATTCAACAGCCTGCTCAGCAGACTAGTCTTAATAAAGTTTTAGGGCAACCTACTTCAGATAATATAAGTAATTTCGGATCATCGAAGAGATTGAATCCACCTAACGTACAAGGTCTTGATCCAAAGCAATCTGAAACTCTTATGAAGCAGTATATAGATGATGTTCAGCATGAAGATATCGTGAGAGAACAGCAATTAAGAAGATTGCAGCGTGAAGGGCAACATGTTGATAAAATGACTTTAGCTATCGATAAACAAGAGTCTCCTTATTGGAACGAATTATTAACAGAATATAATCAAGGCCATGCGAATATACTAAAATATAAAGCTTTAGAAGATCTTATCGAAACGGGGAATCTGTCAGATCCTGACTGGGTATCAGCTGTAAATTTTCTAACACAGCATAGTATTGGAAAGGCGATAAATGCTAATGTTTTACTTACACCAGAAGATGAAAACTATAATAAAGTTCTTAAAGAGTTTATGACTGGAATAAGTAAGACATTCGGTGGCAAAGTATCCAATATGGAATTGCAACAATATATGCAGAAATTCCCTACACTTCTTAATACACCAGAAGGTAGGACACGTATTGTAAGAGATCTTTTAGATTTCGCTCAGATCCCTTTGGATAAATATAAAATAGCAGACCGCATACGGGCAAATAACAATTATTTTCTTCCAAAAGGATTCTCTAGTATGGTTGAAAAGGAATTCGAACCTTACTGGAAGTTATATGAATCTAAGATGCGTAAAACTCATTTAGGTACCTGGGAACTTCCTGATTTAAACGACCCTGTTGTACAGAAAGAATATACAGAAGGAGATAAGATTTACGATACAAAAAATCGTAAAAGTTATGTCGTTAAAAATGGTGAATGGTTTCCACTAAAACAACAAAGGAATTCTAATGCCAGAAGATAATCGTTTTATACGTTATACTGATGCTTCAGAACTGCCAGAAGATTATATGCAGGAACCATCGCAACCATTTTATCAAAAACATCCTGTGTTGTCAGGTACCTTGGCAAGATTTGCTGAAGGGTTAATTGATACACCGATAAATTTATTATCTCTTGCTGCTACTCCATTGAAAAAAGCAATAGAACCAGGGATACAACAAGAAGTAGAACAAGAGCGAGAAATGGATTTAGCACGATTCGGTTCAATGAAAAATGCTCCGCCTGAGATAACTTCTTATGTTGAGAAACTAAAAGGAGAAAGGCCTGAATCTCCTGAATTACAACTACCATACAGCCCTACTAAATCTCTTATAAGGAATATTACTGGGGAATCTTTAGAACCAAAGAATGCCTTAGAAAGAATACTACAAGGAACATCAGAAGATCTCGGCGCCATGGTTTCAGGTTCGCTATTATTAGGAGGAATAGGTAGCGCTCTTGGCGGCGCTACAGGTTCTGTTATTGGAGGATTGGGTAATATTCTAACAAACATTGGTAAAACAGCACTTAAAAGTTCTCCTATAGCAGTAGCAGCTAATTCTGCTAAAGAACTATATAAACCTATTGCTAAATACATGAACTATGACCCTGAAAAGGGCGGTGATCTATTAAAATTAGGTGTGTATTTTGCACAACCAATATGGCAATTACCAGGAATGTTGAAAAATGCTACTACAAGTATATATAATATCGCTCGAGAAGATATAGCTGGTTATACTATTGCCGGTTATAGAGCTAAGAGTTTTAATAAATGGATAAGCGATAACTATGAACGTCTTAAAAGACTCAAATTTAATGGATCATCAGATATCGAAGAATTCTCAAGCAAGCTTAAAGGTCTCGTAGCTAATGTTGAACCTCAATATAAAACAAAAACAGATTGGACAACGTTTACTAAAAATAAAGTTAAAATTCCAGGTACTGGTAAACCTACTATCAATGCTGAAGAATTATGGGATCTTAAAAGAGGAATGAACGAATTATATGGTTCTTTGAATAAAGATCCTAAGAAGTATGCTTTAGCTCGTAGTGAACTTCATAAAATGATTGAACAAGTTAATGGAACATTGAAAAGCGTTGCAGGCAAAAGTGGTAACTTTGGTGAAATATTAGACCTGGCAGATAATCTTCATGGAGTACTTAATAGTTCTAATATAGTAACATCTGCTATAGATACAGCTTTATCATCAGGAAAGAGCAACCCATTTGTATATTTAATGTTCGGTAAACTACCATTCTCAACTGCATCTATTGCAGCTGGAGCTGGCGCTACTTATGCTACAAAAAAACTTGCTAAACTTTACGACATTATACATAGCGATAAGAAAGTACAACAGTTTGCAGCTAAAGTATTACTTAACGCAGAAAAAAATAATATTCCGCAGGTCGTTCGTTATATCACTAAACTCAATAACGAATTTGATAAATACGAAGACACAGAACCAGTACCTGAAGGAACAGCAGATTCAACAGGACGTTTTATTAAGATAAAATAACAAGTGGGCCTCTATAGGCCCACTTAGTTTTCCTACTTCGTTGCTTCATCTAAAAGTTTCTGGTATCTTCGTTTACCCTTTGTAGTTCTGTAGTGAATATGCTGAGGATTACAGCAAAATGGATCATTGCATAGCACATGTCTCATTAACCCTTGTGTATTTATTTCCGTGAAATACTCATATATAAGCCTGATAATCTCTTCTCGTGAATGATGCGAGTGTAATACGATATCTCGTTTATAAAGACGCCAGTGCTTAGTTTCTGGGTCAATTTTGATGGCCTTAGGCCAGTCTACAGATTCAGCTATTCTTTGTCTCTCGCTGTACGTTACCATGATCTCTCCCTGTACTTTCATGAATAATCTTTATAGCTATTGCTTGCAGAACCCATTTCTTGATGGACATATATTTCTGTGCTGATCTCATTTTTATTTCTGCGTGTAAGTCTTCCGGTATATCCAATGTTAAACGCCTTATCTTACGGTTCATATACTCCTTTTAACTAAACGTTAAATCTGTAAATGTACATACCTATTTTAGTAAATATAGTGCAATACTGCCTATGAGATTTTAATTGAGTTGATATATCAATTCTTTAAAGAAAGGGATCCCTTGAATATTAAAAACATGGTTCAGTTAGAAACTGAACGTAACACTCATAAGATTACTCTCAGCTTGGATGCTCAAACAACCTATGAAGAAGCTATTGATGCTACTCAAGAATTTACTAAGCAACTTATGGCTGCACAAGTTCGTCTTTCAGAAGAACTCAACAAAAAAAAAGAAGCAACCGAGGAGCCTAAATGATCACAGGTAGACTTAATCCCATGCCCATCTATTTCATAGATGCGCCATTTACAGGAGCATGGCAAGAACTATGCCCTGCTATACCAGCACCTCTTGCACAGCTTCGTTTTGTGAATGATTCTGATACAGCTGTATGGATCTCATATAAACCCGAAGCTCCACATGATCCACAGTGTTATGTTGCAGCTGGGGGCGATTATGACCTCTATATAGAACAGTTCACACCAACTGAGGTACAAGGTGCATTTCCTGCCGGGTTACCCGTATATATTATGTGCGCTAATGGTGCATTTGGAACTAAAGGGCGTATTGTCATGATCTCATGTTCATTCTATAGGAGATAAGATGATACCAGCACTTAAAGCAAGATTCGAAGAACTACGTCTGATAGATGCAGCAGATATAGAAGCAAACTGGACTGCTATAACTCCTGAGTTCGCACATCCTGCAAGACTTATAAAAATAGTTAATCTAACTGATGCAGATCTTGTATTCACTACTGATACCCAGAAAGTGTTCGGTGAAATATTGGTGCCTGCACAGACTTCAGATATATATGATATTTCTACGAACCAATTCACAACTAATATCTCAGGGATCTTAGCTCTCCCAGTAGCTACTATGCTGTATGTTAAACAAGTAGAAGTTCCTACCTTGAAATATGTTGCAGTTTCTGTCATGTACGGGAGTGAACTATGAGCCATTCGACTAAGCTTGCACTCGGCGGAGGTGGCGGTGGTACTCTCGATAAACTCACAGCTAATGTAGGTCTCCCAGCTGTACCTGATGGTGCTAATAATATTAATATTGTTGGCGTCGGTACTATACAGACCCTTGTTGATCCTCTGGCACCTAATACTGTACAGATAACTTCATCAGAAGCAACAGCGACATTCGACTGTGATGCAGGTTCAGCAGCTCCAGCATTAGGTGTTATACAGGTAATAGGTACTGCTCAAGAAATAGAGACACTCGGGTTCGGCAATACTATCCAAATTGGATTACCAGCCAATATCAATATAGCTAATACACTTACTGTAGGAACTGATATAACAGCATTCGGCAGTATAATTGCTACTAATGATATAGATTCTACTCTTGGGTCGTTTCATGCTCCATTCGGTGATCTTGTTGTTGGTGGTTCTGTACAGGGTGCTGATCTTCAGATAGCAGGTATGGCAACCATAGGAGGTCCTGTATCATTATCATGGTTTCTCCGTGGGTTCTTGTATGTTGATGATACAGGAGTAGTACATACAAGCGAAGGGCAGAACGGTCAGGTTCTTATTGGTAATACTGGCGGCCCTTCATTATGGAGAACGCTAACACCAGGATATGGTATACAGATTGTAGATGGTCCTAACTCTATAATCTTAAGTACCAGCGATGTTATAGCACGAAACTATAATACCGATGTAGGTACAGCTGTTCCTGTTGCCAATATATTAAGTATCCTTGGTGGTACTAATATAGAGACATCAGCTGTAGGATCTGTAGTAACTATAGCAACTAAAGCAGATGTTATATTCGATACTATAGGTGCTACAACAGTAACCATTACCGATCTTGTACAGGCAGCACGAGCTACTATAACAGGTATCGTTAATGCAGGTACTCTTGTAACTACGAGTGTTAATGCTTCAGACTTCGTAATATGCGATCATATCAATACGGCAGCAGATGCTACTATAGGACAAGATCTTTCTGTCGGAAGGTTCCTTAATGTAACTTCAGATGCTACTATAGGCGGCGATCTTCTTGTACAAGAAGATGCTTCTATAGCTGGCGATTTAAGATTAGCTTCTCATACTGATGGTGTTCTTATTACGGATGCTACAGGGTTTATAGATGCCAGTAATGGATCTCCAGCAGGTACTAATGGTCAAATATTAATATCAGGAGGAGCACGCCCTACATGGCACGCTTTAGAATCTGATGACGGTTCAGTTGCAATAACCTACCCAGGCGATAATAGAATCAATCTGAGGGCAGTCGGTGGTGCTCCCAATCCTGCTTATACATATGCATTTAAAGCAGTTTATAGCGGTACTAAGGTTATTACACTGAATACTGATGAATATATACCAGCTGATTCGGTAGCAATAGGAGACCAAGGATATGATGCTAATCCAGGTGCTCACGGTGTCAATCTAGGGGATCCATTTATCTTCAGAGCACCTTCAGCAGGACTTTATAGTTTTACTGCTAATTTCTTTATTTTATTCACGGGCAGCCCAAGCACTCCTACTTCTTTAAGAGAAGTATACGTTTTATTTAACCAAGATGATGATACAGATAGGCTTGTTAGGTTGCATTTGCCTTATGCAACAACTTTTGGACCAAGTGCAACTCCAGGTAGATTGGCGTTATCACTATCTAACACTACTAACCTTTATTTGTTTGCAGGTACAAATGTAAAGATAGGGTTCCGTTTGAATGGAAGTACTGGCGCTTCGAGTGTAATTAGATTAAGAAATGGCGATTTTGCTAATCAGCGTATGACATATATAACAGGTTATAAAATAGCGTAATAATGTTTTAACAAAAGGAAAAACAATGAAACGAAGAGCACAGGTGCCAACGGTCTATGGTCTTAACCAGGCCTTGGTAAACTTGATGTACGAACCTATGAATGGTGCCATTGATCCGAATGGTGTCATCCAAGGTGAAATCGGACAAATGTATGTTCGTACAACAGATAATTCTGTATATGTAGCTACATCTCACGTAGCAGGCGTTACCATATGGACCAGAATAGATTGTAATAGTAGAGCATTAGGACTTACATGGGTTACTGATGCAACAGTTGGTCCTATCAATCTCGATGTTAACCATGGGTACAAACTCACGAACAATGCAGGAGCACCTGTTGTTGTTACATTACCAGAAGTTTCTGTTGTTGGCGATCAGATCTGGCTTCATAGCCATAATATAAATGTTGCAGGTTCAGGCATCCGTATCAACCAACGAGTTAATCAATATGTCAATTATGGCCCCGACAATACGGCATTAGGGGCAGCAGGCTATACAGACCGTATAAGCGCTGGATTAGCCCAACGCTTAAGCAATATGATTATATTGGTATGTATAGAAGACAATGTTGGTTGGCAGATTGCAAGTACAATTCTTGATCTTAATTTACATCGTTAAGGAGATACCATGGCTTTTACTAACCAGATAGCTGACACGCAAGCATATGAGTTTATTGTAGCACCTGTTGGCACATTCTCACGTTATGCAACTGTACAGGAGGCAATTGATGATGCTGTAGCGCAAGGATACAACGAGGTTACCCCAACTACGGTGCTGTTGAAATCAGGGACATATACAGAAGATCTCGTTTTGCATCCAGGTATCAATATACAAGGTAGCGAAGAGGGATCTACTATCCTTTTAGGTGTACATACTCCACCTGCAACAGGGTTTGTTGTATTCCGTGATTTGATATTGCAAAGTGCATCTGATGTCCTTCTCGATGCTGCAACTGCCGGTACGGCTGGTATAACATTCGATAACTGTTCTTTCAATATCAATGGCTACATTGTTAATATGCCTAACTGGACAGGCGATATTATTATTGATGAATGCAATGATACATCTGTTTTGAATGGTATCGTCAATAATGCTGGAGGTTCTCTAGTAGAGGTTAAAGATTCTAGCCTCGGAGCAGGTTTTTTAAAGTTTACTACTTCAGGTATAACTAAGATTATTAACTCAAGAATTTTTATCTCTCTTGATATTAAAAATGCTACTGTTGTAGAATGTGGCTCATATATTGAAGGTGTATTAACCGTTGATGGATCAAGTCCTGTATATATAACAAACAGCAGATTAAGCTCAGGTATAGAAAGCGCACTTATCTTGAGCCCAACGTTTACCGATACAGTTTACATCGCTAATACAACCATAGACTGTTCAGGATTTACAGCTATCGATGGCGTAGGCCAAATCGAGCTATGTAGCGTGTCTTTCTCAGATGCTAATACTATTGCAGGAACTATAACCTATGCTAACAATAGTTCTTTCAATGCAACCAAGGGCAAATTCCATAAATTGCTTGAGATAGAGGATGGCGTACTTAGAGTTAATGGTACTGATCCTGAAGATGGTATGGTACTTATTGGAGATAGTTCTACCAATAAACCTGTTTGGGCTTCAATAACCTCGTCCGATAACAGCATCTCGTTTACTGCTGGTGCTGGTACCTTGGATATGCGTGCTTCTGGTGGTGGGTTACCATTTACGGTAGCTACAGCAGATCTCACAGCAACACCCAATACGTGCTACAGTATCCAACATGGTACACCTGCAACCAAACTGGTTGTGACGTTACCTGATCCGGTAGATAGCACTCCTGGCGACCAAATCAAGATAATGGGGTACACCTCAGGAGGCTGGAAAGTAGCGCAATCAGATGCTGCACATCAGATCATCTTAGGGAACCAATCCAGCACATTGGGTGCGGCAGGATATATTGAGTTTACCAACCAATATGATGTGATCTTATTGACATGTATAGACGGTAATGTATGGCAAGCTGATGCGCCACAAGGCAATATTACAATAGCTTAGTCATATTGAACGACAGATTATCAACTGGCCCGCATGGCTACAATGGCCAGAGCGGGCCAACTTATTGGAGATATTATGGCGACATGCAATGCATGCAATACATCTATAGCGGTTACTGATAATCAGATTACTAAGCCTGTACAGTGTTCTGTATTTGCTCTATTAGGAGCTTATAAAAGTTCAGTAACAGGTGATGGGACTGCATATACGCTCGCTGGTTGGACTGATGTGCCCTATAACATTGGGAATCACTTTAATGCTACTACGGGCATATTTACAGCACCAGCAACAGCAATATATAGTGTAAATGTAATGGTTTGTTTCAATAGTAGTACAGCTATCAACGAAGAAATAAGTTATATAGTTACAACAGCTCGTAGTTATATATTCAGCTGCTTTCCTGAAAGAAAGAGATGTAGCAATTTCTACGGTGTCAATGCATATATACAAGATAATGGAACATATCTTATTAATATGACTCAAGGCGATACATTATATATTGTTAATAAAGCATCAGGATCAGCATCCAAGAGCGGCTCTGTAATGCAGTATTCACATCTTTTTATTGATCTTTTACAGTAGGATAAACTATGACTAACAATTCATGCAATACCAATATAACGGTAACAAGTAACCAGATATTATTACCATCACAATGTACTTTTTCTGCTTATGTATCTTCAACACAGGCGTCAGTAACAGGTGACGGAACTGCATACAAGATCATTTCAGATACAGAACTATTCGATATAGGTAGTAATTATAATAATGCAACAGGCATATTTACAGCGCCAGTAACAGGCCGCTTTAGATTCTCTGGGCAAGTTGCTTATTTGGCTGCTACTGATAATACAGGAGCTAAGTCAGCTCAGATAGGGTTACGTTATGGTGCAAATACTGTACATGGCAATCTGTTTCCTGAAAGAAAAGTACTAACTACGTTCTATGGACCTTCTAATCTTATTATGTATAAAGTTGATGCTACTATACCGCTTACCGCTGCCGATCAAGTATATATATTTATTGTTGGATATGATGGAGCAAAAGCAGACTCAGTCTATGGTCATGCTACTGATTTCTATACGGGATTTAGTGGCTATTTAATATCTTAAGGAATACTATGGCAACAAATAATGCTTTAAATAATACCATATATCAACATAGATTCTGTTATCAATTATCTACTGATCAGTTGAATATAGTAGGCGATGGAGCTACTACCGTTAATTTACCGTTAGATACAATTATAGAAGATACTGATGGTATGTGTGCGGGCGGTTCTGTAACACTATCTCATAGCGGCATATGGTGCATAGGAGCTTCTATAAAACTAACAAATAACTATGCAGATATAGAAAGTATTAGTGCAGGTCCTAATTCTACAGATTTTATAGGAGATATATTCGCATTTAGTACATATCCGCTTTCTGGACAGACAAAAAAGACAACAAGATTCAGTTTTAATATTAATACTAATGGTTATATACCAAAAGGAAATATTGTTTCTTTTACTATTACTGCAAGTTGGACTACAGCAACTAATGTATTTGGTGTATTAGCAACTGATGCAGCATTTCCAGTTATGATGTGGGGCTATTGTCTAGCTGAAGATTATGGGAATCTAGCTGATATTTAAAGGAGATCAAATGGCAACAAATAATGCTCTTAATGTACAAGGACCTACACCAGCATTTAGGGTTA